ATGACCGAGGCGCCGCTGGTTCTGAAGTTGCGCGAGCTCGCGGTCAAATCAGAGTTCAGAGAGCACGCCGCGGAACTCTACGTCGTCGCGATGAACCTTCAGAGCGCCATCGACGCGCTGCCAGGCGAGGATCGACAGACCGAGAGCGTGGTCAAGAGCCTCGTCGGGAACTGGTCCCGCGCGCGACGGCTCTATTGCAAACTCACGGGGGAGGCTCTGCTGCCATGAGGATCATCCACGCGTACCCGCCGAACCTCGGCGCGATCCTGCGCCACTTCCCCAGCGTGAAGGGCCGGCCGGGAGTGATCTTCGCGTGGGGCGATCGCATCTACAATCCGGGCGGACAGACGCTCCCATTTCAAATCGTGGCGCACGAGGTTGAGCACGCGATGCGCCAGAACGCGATGGGTGGCCCCGAGAAGTGGTGGGACCGGTATCTCAACGAGCCGGAGTTCATGTGGACCCAGGAACTCTTCGCGCACCGCGTCGAGTACCGCGAGTTCAAGAAGATCGAGACGAGCCCGCAGCGCCAGTTGCTCTACCTCGACAACATCGCGAAGCGCTTCAGCGGCCTGCTCTACAATCACTGCATCAGCTATGCTCGAGCCCGCGCGCTGATCGAGAACTTCGAGAGCATTGAAGCGTGAGCGTCACCATCGAACCGGTTGCGTGGATCGTCCGGTCGGGGCCGAAGCACGAGAAGTTCGGCGACCCCTACGACACGGTTTGCACGGCCATCAAAGCGGACGAGGAGACAGTGCGCTTCGCCGGGCTCGTTGGTGAGATGACGCCGAGCACGTTTAAGCAAGCACGGCTCCTCTTCTTAGCCTTGGGCTTGCGCGTGTTCTCCTGGGTGCGTCACCGTGACTGACGCGCCTGATCTGCACAAAGTCCTCGAGGCGCTCGAGGCCGCGTATGAACGGAAGATGTTTCATCGGCTCGCGTTCTTCGAGCCCTACGAGAAGCAGCTTCAGTTCTTCGAGAACGGCAGCTTCGCGCGCGAGCGCCTCTTCATGGCCGGCAACCAGCTTGGCAAGACGGAGGCGGGCGCCTTTGAAACAGCGTGCCACCTGACGGGCGAGTATCCCGATTGGTGGATGGGCAGGAGGTTCGACCATGCAACAACCGGATGGGCCGCGGGCGTCGACAGCACGACTGTGCGTGATGCGCAGCAGTTCAAACTCTGCGGAAAACCCGGCGTCGAGGAGGATCATGGTAAGGGATATATTCCGCGTTCCGCGTTCGTCGATCGACCAACTTCAGCAAGAGGCATTGCAGACGCTTTTGACACTGTGCGGGTGCGCCACGTGTCAGGCGGCGTTAGCACGCTTCAGTTCAAATCCTACGAGCAGGGAAGAGAGAAGTTCCAAGCTAGCACCATTGATTTCCTCTGGTGGGACGAAGAGCCGCCTGCGCCTATCTATTCCGAAGGACTGACGCGCATCACGGCGACGAAGGGCATCGAGTACATGACCTTCACGCCGCTGAAGGGCATGTCCAACGTCGTCTCTCGCTTCCTCAATGAGCCTTCGCCCGATCGCGCCGTGACGAACATGGTGATCGAGGAAGCGCTGCACATTGATCCGAAGGAGATCGCGCGCATCATCGCAGGCTACCCCGCGCACGAGCGCGACGCGCGCAGCCGCGGCATCCCGCTGATGGGTGAGGGCCGCGTGTTCATGACGCCGGAAGAGAGCATCCGCATGGGCGCCGACTTCGACCTGGCCTACATGCCGGCGTACTGGGTCAAACTGTGGGGCATCGACTTCGGCATCGCGCATCCGTTCGCCGCGGTGCTCATCGCCTGGGACAAAGACAACGACGTGATCTACGTGCTCAACGCGATCCGCATGAAGGACGCGCGGCCGATCGAGCACGCCGCGGCCATGAAGCCGATCGGCGTCAACGTGCCGGTAGCTTGGCCCCAGGACGGCACGCAGCGCGACAAGGGCTCCGGCGAGCAGTTGGCGCCACAGTACAAAGTCCACGGGCTGAAGATGCTCGACATCCACGCGCAGTTCGAAGACGGGGGCAACTCAACCGAAGCCGGCATCCTCGAGATGGATACGCGCATGGCGACGGGGCGCCTGAAGGTCTCCGCGCACTTGACGCCGTGGTTCGAAGAATATCGCCAGTACCATCGCAAGGACGGACAGATCGTCAAGGTCAACGACGACTTGATGTCGGCTACACGCATCGCCGTCATGATGAAGCGCTACGCGCGCGCCGTCGCGCTCGGCGGCACCGTCGCGAAGCGGCGCCATCAGGGCTCCTTCGCGATCGGCGCCAACGACGATCCCTTCGCGACGGGCAATCCGTTCGACACCGGGGTTGACAGCGATCCCTTTACCATGTAGAATACGAGGATGCCCGCAAATCCCAAGAATTTCGCGCTGAGCCCCGCTGCGTCTGATCTCGGCCTTGGTGACGCCATCAAGACCCAACTCGATGACGACGTGGAGGAGCGCAAGAAGAAGGCCATGCTCGCCGCCAAGATGTCGGCCATGAGCCCGGCCACGCTCTCGCTCTTCGGCGCCTCCGGTGGCCTCGGCGCCGCGGGCGCCATGGGTGGTCTCTTCGACAAAGGCGTGCCAGTCTAATGGCTGAGTTCAAGCTGATTAGCGCTTGCACGCTCACCAATGCGCTCCTTCCCCCCTACATCAATATCTCGAAGGATAGCGAGACGGGGGACGTGCGGGTCATTGTTCGTGGTCACATGAACCAAGGACGCCACTCCGTTGCGGAGATAACGCTTACCGCGGATGAATGGCGCATCTTGCGGGGCGAGGTGATCGTCAATGGTTGACGCTCAGTCGCCGGCCTCCAACGCGATGACGCTCGGCCGACGCGGCCTCGAGCGCACGCAGCAAATCAAGCCACGCACCGAGGCAGACCGCGAGGAAATGCTCTTCCTCGAGTGTATGCAAGAGTTCGCGCAGATGCAGCTTCAGCGCAACACCTTCGGTGGCCACTGGGAGGAGGTTGCAGAGCTCATCTATCCGACGTACCGTAACACGTTCTTCTACGGCAACTTCAACTGGCAGGGCGAGAAGAAGACGCACCGCCAGATCGACGCGAGCGGCATGGTCGCGCTCTCGCGCTTCACCGCGATCTGCGACAGCTTGCTCACGCCGCGGAATATGATCTGGCAGGAGCTCCATCCCGACGACGAGTACCTCGAGAAGTCACGCCGCGTGCGCCTCTACTTCGAGACCGTCACGAAGCTGCTCTTCAAGTACCGCTACGCCGCGCGTGCGAACTTCGCCGCGAACAACCACCAGAACTTCTCCATGCTCGGCGCCTTCGGCAACCATTGCATGTTCATCGACGAGTTTGACATGCGCCTCGGCGGCGGGCCGGGCCTGCGCTACAAGTCGATCCCGATCGGCGAAATGTTCTTCGGCGAGAACCATCAGGGCCAGGTGAACCGCTTCATCCGCTGGTTCAAACTGACCGTGCAGCAGGCGTTCGAGAAGTTCGGCGCGGCTGGCTTCCCGACCGCGTTACAGCCGGCGCTCGAAGCCAACTCCTCGACGCTCTACAACTTCCTCCACCAGGTCAAGCCGCGCACCGACTATGATCCACTGCGCCTCGACCACTTCGGCAAGCCCTATGCCTCCTACTACTTCTCGATCGAGGGGCGCGTACTCTGCGAGGAGGCCGGGTACTCGAGTTTCCCGACCGCGATCGGCCGCTACGAGCAAGGCCCGAACGAAATTTACGGCCGTGGACCCGCGATGAACGTGCTGCCGGCGCTGAAGACCCTCAACGCTGAGAAGGGCACATTCCTCACGCAGGGCCACCGCGCCGCCGCGCCGCCGCTGCTCACGCATGACGATGGCCTGATCAATCCGAACGTGCGCCCCAACTCAATCAATGCGGGCGGCATGAACGCTGATGGCAAGCCGCTCATCGGCATTCTCCCGACTGGGCAAATCCAGACGACCGAGGAAATGATGAAGGAGGAGAAGTCCCTCATCAACGACGTGTTCCTCGTGACGCTATTCCAAATCCTCGAAGAGACGCCGCAGATGACGGCGACAGAAGTGATCGAGCGCACGAACGAGAAGGGTATTCTTCTCGCACCCACCATGGGGCGGCAGGACAGTGAGTACCTCGGTCCTATGACCGACCGCGAGTTGGATGTGCTCGCAAACTTGCGCCTCCTGCCCCCCATGCCCCCTGAGCTCCTCGAGGCCCGCGGCAAGTACAAAGTCGTCTACACGTCGCCGCTCGCGCGCGCGGCCCGCGCTCAGGAGAGCGCCGGCTGGATGCGCACCGTCGAGATGGCGAAAGAGATGGTGGCCGTCACGCAGGACATGAGCATCCTCGATCCGTTCGCGTTCGATCGGGCGATCCCCGCCATCGCGCGCAATCAGTCGGTGCCGGAGAGTTGGATGGCGACCGATGACGAGATCAAGAAGAAGCAGCAGGCGCGCGCGCAGCAATCGGAGCGCCAGATGCAGGCACAGGAAGCCGGTGGCAAGGCTGCGCTGATGAAGGCGCAGGCGGTCGCGCAGGCCGCGCAGCAGAGCGCGCCGCCAGGCCGCGGCATCGGGCGCAACCCCGGTGTGACGCCGCAGGCGCAGCCGCAGCAGCAACCGGGGGCGTAGCATGAGCGAGGGCGTAGCATGAGTAAGGGTGATAGCGAAGTCGGGCGAGAAATGATTGCCAAGGCTCGCGAGTTTCTTCACGAGCGCAAGACAGCGTATCAGTTGTGCTTCTCTTCGCCGGCCGGCCAGGCGGTGCTCGAAGACCTGGCGAAGTTCTGTTTCGCTACCGATACCGTTTTCGATCCGAACCAGCGGCAGCAAGATCGCATCATAGGGCGCAATGACGTGTGGCGGCGCGTTCAGGAGCACCTCAACCTTTCATCCGCCGATCTCTACAAGCGATATGCCTAGGAGGGCAACATGACCGAGACCCCGACACCAGGAACCGCTACCCCGACGCCCGGCGCTGTGACGCCGTGGTATGGCGCGACGGCGCCGGAGGCCGAGTTGCTTGGCCTCATGCAGAACAAGGGCTGGCACGAGGGCAAGCCGGATGAGATCGCGCTCAAGGCGATCAAGTCCTATCACGAGGCGTCGAAGCTGATCGGCGTTTCCCCGGATCAGGTGCTCAAGTTCCCCAAGGACCCGAACGACGCGGCCGGCATGAAGCCAATCTGGAGCCGGCTCGGCGTCCCCGCCGACGCGAAGGAATACGACTTCACCGGCATCAAGTTCAAGGACGGCACCGAGCTCGAGGTCGGCTTCACGGACCTGATGCGCAAGGTAGGTCTCGAGGCCAATCTCCCGAAGGCCGCGCTCACTGCGGTCACGAAGGCGGTCGTCGGCTTCATCGAGGGCCAGGACGAGGCGGACACCGCCGAGAAGACGGCCAACATCGCAAAGGAGAAGGATGTCCTCACGAAGAGTTGGGGTGCGAATATCGAGGCGAACAAGTTCCTCGCGCAGCGTGCCGCCGCGGCGCTCGGCGTGAAGCCGGAGGATGTCAACGCACTCGAGGGCGTCATCGGCTACGCTCGCGTGATGGAAATGTTCCGCACGATCGGCGAGAAGATCGGCGAGGGCCGTTTCATCACCAACGACAACGGCGGCGTCAACAACGGCATCATGACGCGCGAGCAGGCGGTCGCGAAGAAGGCTGAGCTCACGTCCGACAAGGATTGGAACGCGCGCTACCTGAACGGCGGGCAGAAGGAGAACCGCGAGCTCCAAGCGCTCCTCGCGATCATCGTCGGCGATGATACCGTCGACAGCCGGCTCCGCGCCGGCCGGTAAACATGCCCTCGCTCTCCGGCGCGCAACACGGCTATGCAGGCATGAGCAGCACCGCTCGAGGGCGAGCGAGGCTGCGTGCTGAAGGCAAGAAGCCGATGCCGGAGAGCGTGGCGAAGGAATATCTTCACGCCGACAAGGGACGCCGCTTCAAGAAGCGATA